TTGCCAGCGTTGTTGATCATTGCCACGTTTTGACCGATCATTGCGCGAGCACCAGAAGCAACAGCAGTAGTAGCCGAGCAAACAACAGCAGAAAACACAGTGTCAGGATCGTCACAAACGATAGCAACAGTGTCACCCGCAGCAGTATTTGCTGGATAAAACTGAGAAAACGTCTTCTGTTTAGTCAGTGGGTTGGTAAACGAGCATCCCAAAAAGATGCCCGCAACTGTACCCAGCGTACCAGTACTTACAGAAATCCGTTCCAAATTACCGCGAACCAAGGCCACAAGATCACCATAAAAGATGTTCGTAGCGTAGTTGTTGATGATTGCATATTCACGAGTAGAACCCGCAAATACCTGTCCACCGATCAGGTTGATCGGCTTTAGCCCGTATGGGCTTGAAACCACAGGATAAGCCATTTAAGACTCCTATAAAAATTTAAGTACCTTTGCCAAAACTAGACGAGGACTTACGCTCTTGGAAGAGTGGCATCCGCGCATCGCTTTGACGCATAAAGCTATTATCTACAGCATCTGCTTGAGCTTGCGTAACTTGGGAGAAATGGCTATTTCGCTGTTCTACAAACTCAGTAGGTGTCTTGCAAAGCAATAACCCGCCAACCTCAATGTTGTCCTTAAAACGACTTTGGGGGTCAGCTAACAGTCTAAATTTGGGTTGCTCTTCAATTGCAACGGGTTCCCAACCTTCTCGGAGTTTGGCCGATAAATTGCGGGGATCAGCATTGTTCATCGTAGAAACACGAATCCAACGGTAATTAAATCCGGGCTGTTTGTCTGGCTCGGGCAATAACTCAGGCTGCGACCACTGTTGGGGACGTTCCTGTACCGTGCGTGATGTCAACTCGCGTGTGAGTTTGTTGTCTTTAATATCAGCCATTACGGGCCTCCAGTTCAAGTTGTGCCTTCACATATTGCTCGGGCGTTAAACCCAGCTTTCGGGCTAGATTTACTTGGCTTTGCTTTAGCTTCACCTTTGTGGGGGCGGTGCTACGAACTGCCGGGGCGACAACGGTACCGAGTCTTGTGCGGCCTTGCCTATTATCTTCTTGGCTTTCAAATTTCTCTGAAAACCGTTTGCGCATTGTATTGTCCAATTCGCGGTAATACTCTTCAGAACCAACCTCTACACCATTGTCTCGTAAGTCCTCATGTAGACTTAAAGCAAAGGCCGTCATACCTCGATCTTGTCCAAACCACTTATTGCGGTTTTGCCACGCAACAGCTTTATTGTCAGGTTCGGGTACATACGGTGCAGGTTGATACTGCACAGGTTGCTGTTGTACAGGAACTTCTTGCTCTTGTAAAGAGGGCATGCGAAAGTTTTTTACCTGTATAGATTTCAGGTTGGCCATTTGCAACGCTTGATTGGCCTCCATCATCTTGTCAGCGTCACCTGCCTCATACGCTTCTTTATAAGCGCGTTGGGCTATCTTCAATTCCATATCAGCATTGCTCTGAATGGTCGTGACGTATTCTTTTTCACCTGTATTTAGAATAACTTTGATGCGCTTATTCTCTTCAAACAGGCGTTGCGCTAAACCGACAGCTTCATGCTGTTCACGCAGGGCGGTCTCTTTCTCGCGGCGTTCATCGTGCCAAACCTTGCGCATTTGCTTGAATTTGGTCTTAACATTGTCGTCGTACTGATCGAGTTCGTCTTTCTCCAACTCCTCAACAAGAGGCTTGGGCAGGGGCTGACGGCCACGATCTTCCGGGGGTGCATCATCTACGATCTCAATTTCAATCGTAGAACCCTCATTTTGTTCGGATTTACCCTTAGCTTCAAGTTCGTCGGGGAACTTGAAATCGTCGTCTTTAAAACTAGGTTGTGCCATATTAGCTCCTTTTATTTACGGGTGATACCACGGGGGTCATCTACTACTGCTTCAACCGAATCATCATTAATGATACGGAATTCACGCCCATGAATAACCAAACGTGAGCCAGCGTACGGGCGAACGAGGATAAAGTCCCCTTTCTTGCACCACGGGCCATTTGGAAATTTAACGGGGTCTTGATAGCAGTCTGGCCCCAAATCGACAACAAACAAGACCGTTGTGAGGGTCTCCTCATTGCGCAAGGTTTCATCCGCTTTAATCAAACCTATCTCACTGTCCTCAAACTCTTTCTCGGCCTCTGGTATAGCGCAAAGAATTCGATAGCCTGATGGGCGGGGCAGTTGTTTACCTTTTTCCTCTGCGGTTGCAGCAAAGTTATAGGTTCCCACGACATGTGGGTTGTCAGCGTTTGTGGCTAACAGGATTGAACTAGTCATCCGAAGTCTCCATTCGATGTTTCAGGTCTAGGGTATATCCCCGCATGATGAGAAGACCACGAACCTCACCACACAGTTTCTTGTACTCCTCAAAAGACTCGGCCTTGCCCTCGGCCAAAAAGTCTTTGAGTTGCTCAATTTTCTCGTCCGCTTGTTGGATAAGAATTTCAAATACGTCCATCATTCACCTTTCGTTGGTTGTCGATTCTGTTGCTGCCTCATTTGAATCCGCTCCTGCATAGTGCGCAGTTGCTCTTCATGGCTCTTGTTGGAGAGTTGCTTCAGGATGTCCACGCCTCTGTCCATCATGCGGCCTTCTTTATCAGCACTCATTTGTACCGCTGTCTTCATAGCATCCATCTTGATACGCTTGTCATCAGTGGCTGTTTGAGCCTGAATGCGGTCACGTTCAATCTGCTGCTGAGACGCTTTGAGTGCGGCATCGGCCTGATCTTTCTGCACCTTGCGCTGGTTGTCCTGCTCTTTAAGCTGAAGTTCTTTCATCTGCATCTGCACAATCGGGTCTTGCGCTTGTTGTTGCGCTTGAGCCTGCTGTGCCTCTTGCATGTTCTTCTGGAGCAACTGTTGCGCAGCTTGTGCCAACAGCGGAGACAGCCGTGCTTCAACTTCTGGAGACATCTGAACTTCTTCACCAGACTCATCTGTCTGCGCTGGTAACTGCATACCCAGCGTCTGTTCAATCTGCTTGCGGTACTCAAAGCCTAAGTGCTCGTTGACGTGGGCCATCATGGCTGACTGCATACCTTGCGCCATCGGGTTATTCTGCAAGAGCGCCATGATCTTGGGGTCTTGCATCGCAGCCATGTGCACCACAATATGTGCCTTGTGGTCTTGAGGCAGAAACGCTTTGACGGGCTTACCCTTGAGCACATTCTGATTCTCAGTCACGGGGTCAGTGGGCTTCTGGTCGTCGTCCATCGGCACCAGCTTGTTGCCGTCCTTAATACCTAGCACCTCCAACATCTGACGGTGCAGCAGCGGTAAGTTGTACAACTGAGGTGCACCTTGGGCCAACTGGAGCACAGCCTGATACTGCACGATCTTCTGCGCCATTGTGCTGGCGTTAGGATCGCTGACCGGGATCACGTCCACATCATCATAGTCTGACCGCTTGGCCTTACGACTACCCTCGCTTGGCTCATAATCGTAGTCGTCTGGCGTGTACTCAGCGATGATGTTCTTCAAGAGTCCCAACTCTTGCTTCATCGAGTAGTGCACCCGCGCCTGAATAGCCGACATGTTCTTCAGCGTCCGCTCAAGAATCGCCAAGGTAGTACCTACAGGCGCTTGCGCACTCATGTCACTCAGGGTCAAGTCCGCTGTGTTGGCAAAACGCCTACCCTCTTCAACAATCTGCCCCAGCAGAGCCATCAGCGTCTGGCTTGGCTCCTTGTACGGCAGGGGCAGCAGGTTGTCTTTTAGCGTCCCACTGGCTACGTCTGCATCCCGCCATTCGCCCGGAGCAATCGGTGTATCGTCCCCCTTGATACGCATGCCGCGAGTCTTGAATCCACCGGGCAGATTACTCAGCGTACCAGCATCAACAAGCTGACGAATAAGAGAAGTGCCTGACTTAGCAAAAGCCCCAATGAGGTGAATGAGGCCAAAACAATAGAAACCAAAGCCCGGAATGTAGCCGTAATGGACGAAGTGTTGCCGTCTTTCATGAGTCTCATCATCAGGCTCCCAGTTGCGGCGAACGGCCAAAACTTTGGCAGACCCTTTTTCAAGAGTCACCACATATGGCAGGGCAATGCCTGTCTTCTTACCCTTCTTATTTTTATGCTCATAGCCTTTAAGATCAAGGTCTACGTTCATCTCCAAGAGTTTGAAGCGGTTGTCGGCTGTAGCCCTAAAGCCCATTTTCTCAGCAATCTTCTTCTCAACCTCATCCAAAGTATTTTCGGGCGTACCTAGATCAATATCAACGTAGAACCCTGCTACCTGCAACTTACGCAACTCGTTCTCAGTTTTACGCATCACGTGCGTTACCCGTGGAGAAGACTCTAAGTTACTCGCGCCATACGGCACCACCAAGTCTTCGGCGGGGACAAAGAGCGACACTTGCCGATCCAGACCCGGATCAAAGTACACCTTCTTGAACGCATTGCCAGATAAACCCATACCCCACAACATTCGTTCATGCTCTGGCCTGTATTCCTTCATCACGTCCGTCAACTGATAGTTCATATCAGCAGCGACACGCAGGGCGGCTTCTTTCTTGGCGGGGGTCTCTTTGCCAATGATCTGGGTCTTGACTGGCCCAGCCGCAGGGAACGTAGCCATCATGGTTTCAGACTGAAACTTCACCAGAGCTTCAGACAGCATGGGGTGAAACACCCCGCACGCGCCTTCCCACGGCTCTGTTCGCTCTTCAATCTTCATGCCCAGAAGTTCTAGGCCATCAACGTAAGTCTGCATCCAGTCCTTGCGGCTGGCAACGTCTTCATCGTAGTCACTGATCAAATCTTCAGCCAGACTTTGCAGTTCTTCTTCATCAAGCACTTCGGCCAAGTTGGTATTGAAGTCGTCTTCTTCGTCCCCATCAGGAACAATCTGAATCTCCATATCACCTGTGTCAATAGTGACTGACTCTGGGTCTTCAATCTCAATCTCAATCGGCGGCGATGCCATGTCCATTGCGGCCAGATCATCCAAGCCTTGTGGCGCTGCGTATAGTGACTTTTCAATAGCCATAATTTATCCTTTTAAATCTAAGCAAAGTTCATCAAACGTCAGCCCACTGTCTTTGCCCGTGAATTCCAAGCTGAACAAATACCGAGGCTGGGTGGTGTTGAGCACCATATGTGGTTTCTGGGTGTTGAATACATAGTATGTACCGGGCTGATACTTCAACTCTCTTGTGGTGAACACCACACCCGGCTTTTCATCTTCTATAAACAAGCAACGGCTCTTATTATCATCTGCCAGCAACATGTTGAGACCAACCTTGCGGTCTGTATCGACGTGCCAGTTGTAGCAAGTATTGGGGGGCATCCTCAAAACCCCGGCATAAAACACACGTTTCTTGGCTAAGTAAGATAAAAAAGAGTCTTGCAGTAATAGGTTGGGGTGTACCGGGACAGCATCAAAGTTATAGTATTTCACCCACGACTCGGGGGTCATATTCAGGGCGTAGTTAAGCAGGTCTTTGGCAACTAAAGACCCGATTGAAACCGTTTCGTAGAAGCCGTTATTCATCAGTAGTAAACCGCTTTGCGGCGGCGACCTCGTGGTTCGTCTTCCTCATCAGAAGCCAATTGAATAAATCCCCCACGGCGATACCGTAGCAACGCCTGAGACATCGAGTCTACCAAGTCATCATGTTCCCCTGATGGGAAAGACGCAACCTCTTCAATTAATTCTTCAGCCCAGTGAGTATTAGGCACCCAAACATGTCCTGACGCAAACATATCAGCCACGGCATTTAACCGGGCAATCTTGTCGTTACCCTTTGATGGGGTGTACTCCTGCACCGGGATTCCCATCGCCCGAAGCTCAAATATCAGCGGTGACCCCGCTGCCTTGGCCTCCACAATTAGCGAGTCAACTTCCCACTCATTGAATTCCTCAAACGCCCGTTGTTTTAACTCGGGAAACTCCATCCGCTTCTTAAACGCATTCAGCAAGATGATGTTTGCCCGGTTTATCCCTTGGGCATCGTCCTGATAGAACACACCCCATGTCGTGCAGGCTGAATAATCGGCCCGTTCTGTCTTCAGGAACGCCGTGTCCCACGACTGGATGATGAATTCGCACGAAGGTGGCCGTTCAGAGTCCCATTTCTTCCACCATTCCCGCTTAACGATAGCAGAAACGTCCGAAGTGGGCGACTGCATGTACTGCGCTTGCCATTTGGCGTTAGGTAACTCTTCTTTTAGGGCTTGAAGCTCCTTTAGTTCCCAAAACTCGGGCCATAAGGGGTTACCCGAGGGCAAAATGGCAGGAAACTCGATCACTTCCCACTCTTCACCCGACCTTTGAGCCGCAGCCTTGACCACTTGACCCGTCAAGTCCCGTTTTGACCAGCGTGTCATCACCACAACAATAGAACCACCCGGCTGAAGACGCTGGCGGGGGCCAGATGTATACCACTCGTACGTCTTGTCGTAAATTTCCGGGTTGGTTTGGGCCATCGCGGCCTCTTGCTCCGAGTGCGGGTCGTCAATAATCAGGATATCAGCACCTTTACCCGTCACCGCACCCCCAATACCAATAGCAAAGTACTCACCACCGAAGTTTGTGTTCCATCGACCCGCTGCTTTGCTGTCTGACTGGAGGTCTAGGGCCGGGAATATCCGCTTGTAGTTAGGTGAGTCCACCAGATTTCGCACCTTTCGGCCAAAACCCACCGCCAACTCAGCCGTGTGGCTGGTCTGGATGACCTTCTTGCCGGGATATTTGCCAAAGAACCAAGCTGGCAGCAGGTAGGAGGCGAATTCTGACTTGGTATGACGTGGCGGCATATTAATAATGAGGCGTTTGCACTCGCCTTGTGCCACCCGCTCAAAGGCTTTAGCCATCTTCTCATGGTGCCGACCATGAATGAAGTTAGGCCACATTTCCCGGACAAACACCATGAAGTTGTCAGACGCTTTGACCCGCAGGTTGCGGGTGTTTAGCTCATCCAGAATTTCTCCGATGGCTTGCTGCTCGTCTTTGGGGAACTTCCTGATCAGCATCTGCTGCTGACTATAGGGCAGGGTCTGGAGTTTCTCCAGCACCGTTTCTAGTTTACTTTTGGCGACGGCCTCAGTCATTGGTCTCGTCATCAGTCTCGTCAAGTTCTTTACCTGTCATGCCCAGTTCTTCGTCCAAGTCAATCACTTGTATAGCAGGGGCACCGTTCAAGTACTTCTCTTCTGTGACCCCAAGGGACTTGGCTTCCACGTCAATGATGTTGTCCATGTAGGCAGACAGCTTACCCGCCAGTTCAGTTTGCAACTCTTCAGTCGTCCGGTGCGTGACATTCACCTCAAGCCGTTCGGCAAAGGCACCCACGTCTGACATCTTGCCCAGAAGTTCCAGTGCCTTTAACTGGGTGACTTCTTTATCAGAGCCTGTCAGCATCAGCAGACGCATCTTGACGTAGTTGCGCACCTGTGCGGCGTTGCGCACAATCTCCACGTCATACTCATCAAGCATCCCCTTGAGAATGATGGCAGCGGCTGAACTGATCTCTTTACTTGCAGTGGGGGTCTCAAAGAACTGCTCACGGGCTTCCTTCTTCTCAGCAGAAGTGGCCGTGGTTATCTGCATGCCGTTGGCCGACAGAAACTCCACCGTGTTGAACGCGGCTTGCGCACGGGCATGCAACGTCTTAGCCTCCTCGACAGTTAACGAAGATGGCATGGGTACGTCTAATTCAGGGGTAACTAATATCATGGTGCGGTTTGTAGCTCCAATTTGTGCAGGAAGTGTACTGCCTTTTTTAAAAAATATATAGGGGGTGGGGGTATTTCACGTGGAAAGATGTTGGGGGGTGTTAGTTAGTGATCACTACTAGTCGGGTGGGGAATATTCACATGGGGTAGGGGGGTATCTCGTGGAAAAAGTTTTTGGTGTTGTAGTTAGAGGTCACTACTGCATTCCCACGGGAACTCCGGGAACGTGGGGAATTACTTTTATGTTCCCCTGTTTTACTTTTTTCCTTGTGATCTTTTGAGTAAAACACAGTGCATACGCACGCCGCAGCGACCCGGCCTAATCTAGGGGGTGCCCCCT